GACGAGTTCACCATCAGCAGCACCTTCTCCAGCCTGATCGCCACCCTGGCCGCCTTCGAGAAGAACGGATACCGCATGGACGGCCTTACCGAGGTCAACGCCAACTACACCGATTGGAACACCAACCAGCGGGCAAGAATCCCGGCCATCCGCCTGGTTCGCATCTGAATTTCCACCAATCCAGCAAGGGAGCCGACAGGCTCTTTTGCTCGTATATCGCTGTATTATACACAGTTCTCTGCCGCAATCTTTGTGTACATTATGACGCAGATATAACTTGCTATTTAGGCCAAGTAGAGCGAATATGTGTACAACAAAAGGAACGGAGGACACCGAAATGAAGAACCAGAAACTGAGCAAGAGAGCAGCGGCCTACCTCAAGCGGATCGAGGCTTGCACCGACCGCAACGAAATCGAGGGCATCCGCATTGAGTTTTCCCAGGATTGCAGTGCCTACAGAATTTCCTGGGCAGACTTCACGGTTCTCTACAACGCCCAGCAGGCCAAGCGGACCGAGATCCGCAGCAAGCGATAAGGAGGAACAGACCATGACAGCAAAAACCGCAGCCAAGGCCGATACCTACAGACTCCAGAGAGTCACCACTCCCGAGGAGCTGGAAATGAAGATGATGTACAACGGCGGCGTGGTCATCACTTTCGGCGACCGCATTCTGATCGCCGGTTACTACTACAACCCCAACGGAAGATGCTACTACGGAGCCACCTACCGCTTCACCACCGCTGACCACACCATCGAAGGCGCGGTTAAGCTGGAGAGCATCTCCGACGATACCTTCATCGACAACGGCCACGCCATTGCATGGGCGATGAGCCGCTGAAATATAAGGAGGAACCCATTATGGCAAAGACTGGATTGGAAATCATCAACTCGCCAGAAACCACTGCGGATAGGCTTGCCGCAATCATGGCAAACGGCCACCCCACCTTTGAAGAAGGCAGTGCGGTCGCTTGTGACAAGGTCACCTGCGAACAGTGCTGGCTGGCATGGCTGACCACGGGCAAACCGCCCATCCCCACCAAGAAGTAAGCCATATCCCACAGCCCTGGGACGGAGCCGGTTGGCTCTGTTCCTCGTTACAGCCCATATCCGCATTGCCGTAATTTCATATATTTATATGTTTTTCAGACCCCACAGAGGGTCTTTTCTTTTGCCCATTTTACGGAGGTGATCGCATATCAGAAAGCTGAAGAAATACACGCCCACCAAGTTCATGGCCAAAGGCTCCCACTACGATAAGGCCGCTGCTGACTATGCGGTCGGCTTCATCGAATGCCTGTGCCATACCAAAGGTACCTGGGCAAGGAAGCCATTTGAACTGATCGACTGGCAGGAACAGATCATCCGGGATATTTTCGGAACCATGAAATCCAACGGTTACCGTCAGTTCAATACCGCATACATTGAAATCCCCAAAAAGCAAGGCAAGTCTGAGCTGGCTGCCGCCGTGGCGCTTCTGCTGACCTGCGGCGATGGAGAGGAACGAGCCGAGGTATATGGTTGTGCCGCCGACCGCCAGCAGGCATCCATCGTTTTTAATGTGGCTGCCGATATGGTTCGGATGTGTCCCGCTCTCTCCAAGCGAGTGAAAATCCTGGACTCCCAGAAGCGGCTGATCTACCAGCCAACGGGTAGTATCTACCAGGTTCTTTCCGCTGACGTCGGCAACAAGCATGGTTTCAACACCCATGGCGTTGTGTTCGATGAGCTGCACACCCAGCCCAACAGAAAACTTTTTGATGTTATGACCAAGGGTTCCGGCGATGCTAGAATGCAGCCGCTGTACTTCCTTATTACCACCGCTGGAAATGACACCAAATCCATCTGCTATGAAATTCACCAGAAAGCCAAGGATATCATCGAAGGCCGAAAGATCGACCATACCTTTTACCCGGTTATCTACGGTGCCGATGAGTCCGATGACTGGACGGACCCCAAGACCTGGAAGAAGGCCAATCCCTCGCTGGGAATCACGGTGGGCATTGATAAGGTACGGGATGCCTGTGAGTCCGCCAAGCAGAACCCAGGCGAAGAGAACGCCTTCCGTCAGCTCCGTCTGAACCAATGGGTCAAACAGGCCGTCCGCTGGATGCCCATGGAGAAGTGGGATCGGTGTGCCTTTGCCACCCCGGAGGATGATCTGTCTGGCCGTGTCTGCTATGGCGGCCTTGACCTTTCTTCCACCACTGATATCACAGCCTTCGTGCTGGTATTCCCGCCCACCGATGAGGACGATAAATACATTGTGCTGCCGTACTTCTGGATTCCAGAGGATAACCTGGCACTTCGTGTGCGACGGGATCATGTGCCATACGATGTGTGGGAGCGACAGGGTTTCCTGCAGACCACCGAGGGCAATGTTGTCCACTACGGCTATATTGAGAAGTTCATCGAGAGGCTTGGTGAGCTGTACCATATCCGGGAGATTGCCTTTGACCGATGGGGTGCCGTCCAGATGACCCAGAACCTTGAGGGCATGGGCTTTACCGTGGTTCCTTTCGGCCAGGGCTTCAAAGATATGTCACCACCCACCAAGGAACTGATGAAGCTGGTACTGGAGGAACGGATCGCTCACGGCGGCCACCCGGTTCTTCGCTGGATGATGGATAACATCTTCATCCGCACTGACCCGGCGGGCAATATTAAGCCAGACAAAGAAAAATCCACAGAAAAGATCGACGGTGCGGTGGCCACCATTATGGCTCTCGACCGTGCGATCCGCTGCGGCAATGACACCAGTGCTTCGGTCTACGATGACCGGGGCATTTTGTTTATCTGAGGTAACGCCTATGGAAAAACCGATTCTACACGTGGTCTCCCTTTCTGGTGGAAAAGACTCCACCGCCATGCTGCTCCGCATGGTTGAGGAAGGCTGGCCCATTGACCATATTCTGTTCTGTGATACTGGGTTGGAGTTCCCGGAAATGTACGACCATATCGACAAGCTGGAGACCTATATTGGGATGCCCATCACCAGGCTCAAAGCACAGAAAACCTTCGAGTATTATATGCTGGAACATTCCCCCAAGCGAAAGAACCCGGAGCTGATCGGCAAGATCGGTCTGAGCTGGCCGGGGCCTCGGAAACGCTGGTGTACCGCTCTGCTGAAAACACGGGTCATCGACCGCCACCTTGCGGATCTGGCAAAGACCCACGAGGTCATCCAGTACATCGGCATCGCCGCTGACGAGCCGAACCGCATCCGGGGAAAGTGCTATCCGCTGATCACCTGGGGTATGACTGAGGCCGATTGCCTAGATTACTGCCGAGAGCGTGGCTTCGATTGGGGCGGTCTGTACGATATTTTCACCCGGGTTTCCTGCTGGTGCTGTCCGCTCCAGTCCTACGATGAACTGCGCCGCCTGCGTGCCCAGCTCCCAGAGCTGTGGAACCAGCTCAAGGAATGGGATCAGCAGACTTGGCGCACTTTCCTGAAAAACTACTCTGTCCAGCAACTGGATACACGCTTTGCATTTGAAGAGGAACGCCTTGCACAAGGACTTCCCATCAAGGGCAAGGCGTTTTTTACTGCCCTGAAAGAACGATTGAAGGAGTGTGAGGAATAATGGGCTTCTTATCTGGCCTGTTCCGTTCCAGGGACAAGCCCCAAAACCGAACCGCTGGCAGCAGCTACAGCTTCTTCATGGGCAACTCCACCTCTGGCAAGGTGGTCACGGAACGCTCTGCTATGCAAATGACGGCGGTGTATTCCTGCGTCCGTATTCTGGCCGAAGCCGTCGCCGGTCTGCCGCTCCATCTGTACCGCTATAACGATGCTGGTGGTAAAGAGAAAGCTGTGGATCATCCGCTGTACCGTCTGCTCCACGATGAGCCGAACCCGGAGATGTCCTCTTTTGTGTTCCGGGAAACCCTCATGACCCATCTGCTCCTTTGGGGCAATGCCTATGCCCAGGTCATCCGCAACGGCAAGGGTGAGGTCATCGCTCTTTATCCGCTGATGCCAAATCGCATGGTGGTGGATCGTGACGGCAAGGGTCAGCTCTATTACAAGTACACCACTACATCCGACGATGCCCCCACCATGGAAGGTACCACCGTGTATCTCTCGCCCTCGGATGTCCTGCATATCCCGGGTCTGGGATTTGACGGTCTGGTGGGTTACAGCCCCATTGCCATGGCCAAGAACGCCATCGGCATGGCAATTGCCTGCGAGGAATACGGAGCGAAGTTCTTTGCCAACGGTGCCACACCGGGTGGTGTACTGGAACATCCCAGCACCATCAAAGATCCCCAGCGTGTCCGGGAAAGTTGGCAGTCTGCCTTTGGCGGCAGCAGTAATGCCAACAAGATCGCCGTTCTGGAAGAGGGCATGAAATATACCCCCATATCCATTTCCCCAGAACAGGCACAATTCCTTGAGACACGCAAGTTCCAAATCAATGAAATTGCTCGAATTTTCCGAGTACCCCCACACATGGTCGGCGACTTGGAAAAGTCGAGCTTTTCTAATATCGAGCAGCAGTCCCTTGAGTTTGTGAAGTACACCCTTGACCCCTGGGTGATCCGCTGGGAGCAATCCATCCAGCGGGTCTTGCTTACCCCCGGAGAAAAAGAGAGCTACTTCGTGAAGTTCAATCTGGAAGGTCTGCTCCGCGGCGACTATCAGAGTCGCATGAACGGATACGCCATCGGTCGCCAGAACGGCTGGATGTCTGCCAACGACATCCGGGAACTGGAGAACCTCGACCGCATTCCTTCGGAAGAAGGCGGCGATCTGTACCTCATCAATGGCAATATGCTCCCTCTTTGCGATGCCGGAGCTTTTGCGAATACGCCCCCAACTACTGACGGAAAGGAGATAAAAACCGATGAAGAAGTTCTGGAAGTGGAAGAACCAGGCACAGACGGAGACAGCTCCGGCGGAGAGGACACTGTTTCTCAACGGCACCATCGCCGAAGAGAGCTGGTTTGACGATGATGTCACGCCCCAGCTGTTCAAGGATGAGCTGATGGCCGGCTCCGGCGACATCACCGTGTGGATCAACAGCCCCGGTGGTGACTGCGTCGCTGCGGCTCAAATCTACAATATGCTGATGGATTACAAAGGCAATGTCACCGTTAAAATCGACGGCATTGCCGCCTCCGCAGCATCCGTGATCGCCATGGCTGGCACCAAGGTGCTGATGTCCCCGGTGTCTATGCTCATGATCCACAACCCCATGACCATCGCCTACGGTGATTCCACCCAAATGCAGAAGGCCATCGAGATGCTCGGCAGCGTGAAGGATTCCATCATCAATGCTTACGAAATCAAGACTGGCCTGTCCCGCGCCAAGCTCAGTCACCTCATGGATGCCGAGACTTGGATGGATGCCACCAAGGCTGTGGAGCTGGGTTTCGCTGATGACATTCTGAAGCGTCCCGGCGAGACAGAGGATGTGGAAACGCCTGTGGTTTCCATGCTGTATTCCAAGGCCAATGTGGTCAATTCCCTTATGGACAAGATCGCCCGTAAGTGTGCCATTGACCCCAAACCCGCTGAACCTACCGAACCCACCACCCACAAACACAGAGCCGACGACCTTATGGATCGGCTCAATCTGATCAAAAACTGGAGGTAATTTCTATGACTATTACTGAACTGCGTGACAAGCGCAACAAGGCATGGGAGGCCGCAAAGGCCTTTGTTGACACCCGCCGCGATAAGGACGGTCTGCTTTCCGAGGCTGATGCCCAGACCTATGCTCAGATGGAGCAGAAGGTCAAGGACTACAGTGCCGAGATCGACCGTATGGAGCGCCAGGAGGCCATCGACCGCCAGATGAACGCTCCTACCAGCACTCCCATCACCGCAAAGCCCACCACCACTGCCCAGATCGACACCAAGCCCGGCCGTGCTGCTGACGCATACAAGACTTCCTTCTGGAAGCAGATGCGTAACAAGACCAGCGTCGAAGTCCGTAACGCTCTGAGCGTCGGTGTTGACTCCGAGGGCGGCTACCTGGTTCCCGACACCTATGAAAAGCACCTGGTGGAAGCACTGCACGATGAGATGGTGATCCGCCGTCTGGCCCATGTGTTCACCACCGCTTCCGGCAGCCACAAGATTCCCGTGGTCGCATCCCACGGCACCGCCAACTGGGTCGAGGAGACTGGTGAGATCCCCGAGACCACCGAGACCTTCGGCCAGAAGCACATCGGCGCTCACAAGCTGACCGCTCTGATCAAGGTTTCTGAAGAGCTGCTCAACGACTCCGCCTTCGATTTGGAGGACTACTTCCGTCGTGAGTTCGCCCGCCGTATCTCCAATGCCGAGGAGCTGGCCTTCATCACCGGCGATGGCAACGGCAAGCCCACTGGTCTGTTCAGCGATGACGAGGGTGCCGAGCTGGGTCTGACCACTGCTTCCGCTACTGAGATCACCGCCGACGAGGTCATCAACCTCTACTACAGCCTGCGCTCTCCTTACCGCAAGAAGGCTGTATGGCTGCTGAACGACTCCACCATCAACGCCATCCGTCTGCTGAAGGACAAGAATGGCCAGTATCTGTG